CTAGCGGGTTATCCGTATCAGTTACCCGAGCCAATACAGACCAGTTAGCAATAGCCTTGACTTCCGCAATTTTAGCATCTTTCTCAGCGAGCTTAACTTCATATTCTTGAGCCTGAGTGTGCAAATCTTCTTGTAATTTCTTCACACCCTCCGCAGGGTTAAACTCTGTGGCTACCAATCCAAGTACTGCCTCAATCAGTACATTATCAGGCTCATTTGTACGGTCTCCGATCAGTACACGGTCAAAAGCCGTATAAGGCGACTCTTGGCGGATAGCCACAAAAGTCCTATTACTATCCTGCAAATACTTACTAATTACTTTAAATTCCATATATATTATCCTTTCTCAATTTGTCTAGCTTTTACTTCTTCATAGAGATTTTTGAGTTGTTCATTAGATTGTAAAATCTTATTCATTTCCTCAAAACCTAACTTGATATTTTGCAACTCAGCAAGCGCCTCATCACGCTCATTTTTAACTTGTCGCATTTCTTCGGCTTGTTCTTCAAGTTGAATACTTAAAATATTTTTTGCAACATTTTCACTCGTTGAGTTGCTAGTCATTTCAGTGAGAGACGCTTTTAATGCTTTGATAATCAATTCATTATCCATTTTCTAAATTCTCCAATCTTTTTATGATTTTCTTGTTCTCAAGAGCAAGCTCTTGAATGGCCTTAATTAGATAAGGCACAAATTTTGAGTAATTGATTGTTAAATGGTTATCCTCTCCCTCGTATTTCTCTACAGAACTAGGGATAATATTTAACACCTCTTGCGCAATCAAACCGATTTCTTCATGAGTCTTACCTTTAATGTAGTCAAATTCCACTAAATTCAAAGCATTTATTTTATCAAGTGCCTTGACCGTTGTCGGTTCAATATTCTCTTTCAACTTCCTATCTGAACCGGTAGTGATTCCAGCGTGTTGTCTAAATTTCCCTGTTACGATTTGACTCCACCAAACAACAGCGTTATATCCACCAGCGGGATTATTCCCCTCGCCTAAAACATCTTCAAAAGCTAACCATAGACCTTTTTCTGCATTTACTCTTGAGTAAAAGTTAACCTTTGATGTGCTTGCAAAATCCACTTTGGAATAAAAATCCACATCATTCCTACAATACATCTTCCCGTCAGTGTTGACATACCAGGCTTTGGGACCAGGGGTGTCTAAACTTTCACCCCAATTTGCCCAAAATGCGTTTCTGTTCGCACCAGCGTTCGTTCCGTTACCCATCCCAATACTAACAGAGTTAATCCCTGTTATGAAATATCCATTTCTGTTTGTGTATTGACCAAATCTGAAACCTCCAATTTTACCTTGAAAACCTTCTAGGAATGTCGCAGTGACTAACACTGACCGTAGCTTGTTTGCGAATGCTTGATCCATGACAATATTCTTAGCAGAAATATTGATAATCCTAGCTTGACTTGCGTCAATTTCTCCAATTTGAGCCGTGCCAATTTGAGCGTCTGCAATCATAGCTTTTTTAATCGTACCGTCCGCAATATACGTTGTTTCAGGTGTGACTACTAGCTTGTTCTTTCCGACTTCTAAACTTGCTCCACCCGTCGCTAAATTCAAAGCGCTTAGAACGTCGCCGTTACTATTAAGCGTTTTGAATGCAAAGCTATCTTTTAAAATTGACATTGTGGTTCTTGTGTATTCGCTGTTATAGTCTGTGCTATCCACGAATTCTTCAGGAATTAAACGCCTATCGATAACCATCGGCTTATGAATAACGATATTACCAGGGCTTGTTAAAGTAAATCTAAGGCTGTACTCGTTTAGCTCACCCGTTCTTGGGATGTCTAAATAACCTGTGAATACCTGATTACCCGTTTTGGTAAGTATAATCTGTGAATTATAGTACATTCCCAAACTTGTAGTGTTATCCAACAACTGAATTAGAACTCTACCATCTCGTGGAACCTTATCCACTGCAATCTCAATACGATAACCAAGACTCTCTCCTTGTTTTACAAATTTCTTGGTTAGTGGAAACCGAACCCCTAACCAACCCGACATGGAGTCAGTGTAGTTAATTCTAATCCCATCGTGGTCTTTCCAGTATACACGCTCTAGATGTTGATATGTTTCAACCGATGAGATGTATTTTGGAATTTTAGTTGGCGCATAAAACAGATTAGTAAGATTACTAAACCTCTTGCCTACTTCAACCTCAAACAATTCTGAGGTCAAGGCCATTCGGGCAATGTTTGAAGCAACGTTTGAGTCGTTCGTACCTAAAATGCGCTCGTAGAGTTGTGCCGTTTCTCTAACTCGTTGGAAGTCCACTTCATTGACTTTACCAGCAACTTGGCTTGTGATGCCTGCAATACGTCCGTCAATGCCTTGCTTGTATTCTGCTAGCTTAGCTTCATTCTCTCTTGTGAGTGCTTCAAAACGTTGGTTCGTACCCTCGACATTTTCAAGGTAAGTACTTTTAGCGACAAAATCTTGTGATAAAGTTTCACGAATGGCGCTTGTTTGCTTAGCTGATTCTTCTCTAGCGTATCGCTTCAATTCTTCTTGACGTTGACCGTCTTGACCAATATAGCTCTCGACTGCTGACATTTTAGCGGATAATCCATCGGCTGTTGTCTTGAATTCTGTTTTTGCTAAAGTGATTTCGCTTTTAGCTCCAGAAATCAAATTGTTCGTATCAGTTTTTAGCTTGGCAAATGTTTCAGTCAGACCAGCCACGTCTTGTCTGACCTCTGATTTCGTCGCAAATCCATTCATTTGTCCAGTCATTCGACTAAGAGTCTCTGTGGTCGTTCTGCGATATTCTGAAGATTGATTGACTTCACTGGTGACTGTTCGTTTCAGAGCGTTCAAATCACCCGATAGAGCCGTTTGTGCCCGTTCTGCCGTTGACTTGAACGTGTTTAAATTTTTAACGTTCTCGTCAGCGATTCTTTTAGCTTCTTTTGCTAAATCTTCACTTGTGCCGGCTTTTTTTAGGGCTTCTTCACTTCTGCGTTTGTTTTCTTCGTTTGCTTGTTCTGTTGCTTTCTTGACTTTATCGAATTCTTTTTCAAGTTCCGATGTATCAAGTTTCAACTTTTTAAGCTCCCACTCCGAACCGTTCCAGATATACATTTCTGTATTTTCGCCAGCCGTTAAGTAAAGAATATCCCCTCGGTTTAATGTTCCGATTGGCTCGTCTTTCGGTTTAGTTGCACCATAATAGACCGTATTCTTACCGTCCGCACTAGCAAGCGCCTTTGTAGCGACTGCCAGAGCGCTTTCTGCGAATTCTTTACTTTGTCCCACGCTGCGAATAATTGAACTTTCAGAGCTTATTTGTTTTTGAACGCTTCCGATATCGTTACAAGTGACTTTATGATTAATCAAGCGCCCCGTGACGTCGTAAGAACTTTCAAACGAAACAATCCGAATTTTCTCGCGGAATCCTATCGTTTCATTGATAGCCATAATATAATCACCGGCCCGTGGTTGCGTATATTGATAACCGGCTCGGGTTAAATCTTCCATATCAAGCTGGACTGATATCGAGTATGAGTTATCCACTTCAAACTTTAAGCGCTCTAACAACTTGCCAGTATCTTTATAACGTTCATCCGTTACTGGTTCGCCTTCGATACGTCCATAAATACTAGCGAGTGGACTTTCATATTCAGACGTATATCGACCTTTACTATGGTCTTCTTCATCTTTCCACGCACCGAGTCCGCGTTTATATGTAATGAATTTGTTGATATTCTTTTCAATCACTAATTCATTCATATTGAAATTTTTTCGGACGACCGTCGAAAGATCCGAACCGATTTTTTTAGTAATCAAGACGACTTTTCCGGAAACTGAAAACTCGAGTCCAGCAGCTTTAATAATATCTTTAAACATTCCTAAGCGTTTGGCGTTTCCGAAATTTTCTTTACGAATAGAATTCACTCGTACGCTTGGCTCAATCTGGTATCGATAACCGCTATCTTTGAAGATAGCCTCGATATACACTTCAAAACGATGTGATCCGTTGAATTCGGTATAACAGTTCGAGTGATCGAATTCATAAAAGAATTGGTGAACGGCGTCAAAGGAAACGGAAAGATTGCGCCCCTCGTCCCGAGGCTTGGCGTAAACAATGCTATAAAATTCGCCGTTAAGCTCAAATTTCCATCCACGGTCAATTTTTGATAAAACATTATCATTTGAAATAATAGTTCCCGAAACAGAACGCTCACCGTTTACGGCATTTTTTACCGTGAATTCAACTTGCGCTCCAAAACCTTCGCCGTGTTCATTATAAAATGTAAGCAATGTTTCCCTCCTTCCTATTTGTATAATTCTTTAAATCCGAGTATTTTGATTGTGCCTTTAAAATTCGTAGCCCACGGGATATTCTTATTCGCTTTTGGTTTAATCACGAAATACTCGAAATTCGTCCGATTATTGACATTATCACCAATAGAATCAATAAATAATTGTGTTTCTATCCCTTTTAGTTTTAACTTGTTTCCCGATTGGATAGGCGTTTGGACGTGATTATATGTAAACCGTCGCCCGTCAATCTCAAGAAAGAAATTCGTTTGTTGAGCGTTTGCGGTTAATTCAACAATAAACGGTACTTCTAACTGACTAAGTGTAGCCGTCCCCGCATAATCAAACGTATTTGTTGAAAGCGTGATATCCTTCGGAACTGTTTCGCCATACGGCAATTCCGCGGTCACAAAATTAAAAGAAACGTTATACTTCAATCCGGCAGAAGATTTTCCGATGAATTCATATTCAACCGAACCATTATTGACGACCTTATAGCGATATTTCCATGCTCTATGAGGTATCGTTCCGAGGTTCAATTCGCCCGTTGTTTGTCCGGCCAACTCGAACTCGTATAAATCATCACGTTCGGGGTGCATTTTGGTAATGTAAAAACCATCATCCCCCAAGACGTACCGGTTTAATTCGTCTTTTTTATCAAAAAAGGCTTCCATCGTTGGGACGGTAAGCCTTGCTTTTACTTCTATTGTTTTTTCGGTATAGGTCAAGCCGTCAAAAATTCGACCATTGCGACCTTTTACCGTTCGTGTCGAAATATCCACGGCCGGGGAAGAATCATCGACCGTGATATTATATAAGCCCAGCTCGGATAATCTCCGAGCCTGACCGTCTTTTTCAATCAATAAATCCATGAGTCCCCCTTACGTGAAATATTCAGAAAGTGCTTGTTTTCTAGCGTCTTTCTCTTTGATTGTTGTATAAATCTTGTCGCCCACGATTTCGTTATGGACTTCAAACTTACGTTCAGATAATTGCGAGTTCTTAACGTCGTCGCTCAAGTTTTCAAGTGAAGAACGAACGCCCGCACTTGTGACGCTTGCTGACGTAGTGAGTACGCTATTTGTTTGGTAATCTTGATCGGTGATAGCTTGCGCGTATTGTTTCGATACGTCGTTAATATCTTTCACCCAGCTAGACATCCCGTTATAAAGCCCTTCACCCGTGAAGCCCCCTATCTTATCCATAACCCGTGAAGGTGAATGAATAGAAAGAGCAGCCCGCATAGTTCTAGCAATATTTGAAGCGATACTACTAGCTAGCGAATATAGAGATCCAGCCATTGAAGCAAGACCATTATATAGACCAATTCCAGCATTATAACCGACGCTACTCAACAAGCCCGGAAGGCTACTAAACGTTGCGGCAATGTTATTGTTCGCGCTGGAAGCTAGCGACGTAACGCGAGAAAGTCCCGATTGCATTGTACTAACAAAAGAGTTCATTCCACTTGTTGCGCTTGTCGTAATATTTCTAAACGTTTCATTGAACGTTTTAGCCATCTGCGCCCCGCTTTGATTGCTAACTTGTGAAATTTTATCAAGTCCAGTTTGAACCGCTTGAGCCGTTGCTTGCATAGCTTTTTCAACGGTACTTTGCATTTCTTGATAATTTTTAGCTACCGATTGCGATAATTGCGCGCTTGATTGTTCCGCGCTTTGTGAAACGCGATTGAAATCAGATTCCGCGCTTGCTGCTAACGCACTTGTCGCGACTGCTGCGCCCGCTTGCATTTGTTGGAAATTGGAAACAACTCCAGAATTCGCAATAGAAGCGTTCGTGTTCGCGGTAGTCGATACGCCGGCCGTGCTAGCGTTGGCATTATTAAGTAACTGATCTAGTTGATAGCTTGCGTTTGCGTTTAAATCGCTAACGTTTGAAACAACGTTTGAACTCATGGCGCTCGTTTGAGCTGTCGCATTTGTTTGCGCTTGAGTAAACGCCGTATCGCTATTTGTTGCGAATTGTTGAGCTTGCAAAGTCCCGATTGCGTTCATAAGACCAAAGTTAGACAAAACATTTTGCTGCATTGTCGTAGTCTGAGTTGTAGCGCTGTCGGTAATACCTAGCATATTGTTGTTGACGTCCATTAACATAGCGTCCGTGGACGTGCTAACACTAGATTGCATTTGTTGGTAATTCGTACTTACGCCCGTATTCGCAAGGAACGCGTCCGCGGTAATTTTAGCTGTTGTCGTTCCGCTTCGAGCTTCGATATGGTCTGACGTCGCGCTGATTGTCGCTTGAACCTTCGCTCCGCCTTCTTCTGACTTACCAGAAATAAAGTCCCAAAGACCACCGAAGAAGTTCCCTACTGCTTCACCTACGCCTTTAAGCGCATTCGGAACGAACTCAAGCAATGCTTTACCGAATCCCATCATAATTTCGCCCGCTGCTGCGAATATCTTAGGTAAGCCCATAATAATAGACGCGACAAGCTGAACGATAAGCTGAACTCCGGCCATCACCAGTTGAGGCAAGGCCTGAACGATTCCATTTCTTAACTCCCTGATAATTTGTGCGCCAGATTGTACAATCTGTGGTAAGGCTTGAATTAAACCTTGAACCAAGGTAACAATTAAACGAATACCACCTTGCAAGATAGCCGGTAAGTTTTGGATAATCGTTTGAATGAATCCGACAATAACTTGCGTCGCAATCTGAATAATCGTTGGCAACGCTTGAACGATACCTTTTACGACATTCATTAAAATTTGAATCCCTTGTTCTAAAATCTGAGGGAAATTCGCTTGCAAGTTACTGATAAAGTTCGTCACAATTTGTTGAGCCGTTGAAAGTAATTGCGGGATATTCTGCAAAATACCTTGTGTCACGTTTACCAGTAATTGCATACCGATAGAAAGTAATTGCGGTAATGCTGATAGTAACGTATTTACAAGCGTTCCGATAATCGTTATCGCTGAAGATATCAAAGAGCCGGCGCTTTCCCCCACCCCTTGCACTAAGCTAGCGATAAGCTGAATTCCAGCGTCAACAATAACCGGAAACATTGTCGCGAAGGCTTGCGCTAGTTTTGCGATTAAGTCCGCACCAGAAGCGATAAGTGCCGGAATTTGTGACGTGATACTCGAAACAAGATTCTGAATAATTTGTGGTCCTTTAGTCGTTACGGTGTTTAGTAACTGATCTATTTGATGTCCGAATTGGTAGTTGATTAAACCTAAACCGGCGACAACAAGCCCGAGAATAGCTGCTGGACCAATAGCAGCAAGAGCAACACCCATGACTGAGCTGATCCCTTGCGACATCATGCCCAACATTGCAGTCGCTTCTCCTCCAGCGCGACCTAAAATAGCTGGTACTCCTCCGATTTTTGAAGTGAAATTAACGATAGAATTCCCTGCGTTCGCGAAAACAAGATCTGCAGAATTTCCAAAAGTTACAACTTTGCCACCCAGCGAGCCCAAGAGACCTGTCATTTTGGACAGTCCTTTAGTCGCCGGACCGAACGCAAAAGCACCAACCAAGCCCATAATGGCCGGTTCTAAGCTAACCATTATATTTTGAAATTTGCCAACTTGCTCCTCGGTCATTTTTGTTCCGTTCAAAAACTGATTAAGAGCTGGATTCAATGAGTTTAAAGCGTCAAGGAATGTTTGCAAGCCTTTTGAGTTGGAAATTTTATCCACTAGCTTATCAACGTATTTTACTAGCGTTGTAAGCACTGGTAAGACTGCCGTCCCGACCTTAATTTGCAACGTTTCAAACGAACCATTCAAGCCCTCGATAGCCCCTTTTAAGTTGTTCAATTTTTCCGCTGCTACTTGCGCCGCCGTTACTTTATCGATAGCGGCTTGCATATTATTTGCGCCGTCTGCTCCCTCGTTCATTGCGATAGTTGCAGCACGCACCGCGTCCGTACCGAATAACGTCTTCAAGGCCATTTGTTTTTCTGCGTCCGTTAAATGTCCCAGCTTATCTTTCAAAACTTGAGAAATTTCCGCGAACGATTTAATTTTTCCTTCTGCCGTGAAGAATTGGTTCGCCCCGTCCTCGGTTATAATTCCGAGTTCGCGCATTGCTTGATATTGCCCCTTCGTTGAAGGTTGCAAGTTCATGAGCATTGTTTTAAGCGACGTTCCGGCGTCTGAACCTTTAAGTCCGTTTTGCGCGAATACTGCAAGGGCGTTTGTGGTATCACGGAATGATAAGCCAAGCCCTGAAGCCACCGGCGCGACCATAGAAAGCCCGTATTTCAATTCGTGGACGTCTGTCGCTGAAGCGTTCGCTGCTCCAGCTAGTTGGTCCGCTGCTTGCGTTGCGTTCATACCGTCACGCTTGAACGCGTTTAAAGCTGTCGAAGTAATTTCCGCCGCTTCTTTCAAGTCGAGCTCCCCAGCGGTTGCCAAGTTTAGCGACGCGGTAAGTCCACCGTTTAGGATGTCTTGCGTGGAAACCCCAGCTTTTGCCAGTTCACCCACGGCGTCCGCTGCTTCTGCTGCTGAAAAGGCTGTATCTGCCCCGGCTTTAATAGCTGCGTCGTTGAATTTCTTCATCGTTTCTGCGCTTTCGCCAGTAACCGCTTTGATATTGCTCATTTTAGCCTCGAACTCGGCCGCTTTTGAAATTGTGCTCTTGATTGCTTGTTTTCCAAGATCAAAAGCCTTATATGCAGCAGCAACTCCGATAACTTGTTTTAATAACCCACTAGAAGCACTTGTAGCGCTGTTCGTATGGCTTACAATTCCAGTTAAAGCACTAACGGCTTTTTGTCCGGTTGTTTGAAACGCATTTCCGAGCGTCCCTCCGACTTGTGTCGCGAGCTTATTCGTTGCTGATAACAAACGCCCACCGAATGAGTTACTAACTCGATCCGCGAAGCCGTTCACTTTAGTCGTCAAGCCTGAAAACAAGCTAGACCATGAAGAATTGATAGGATTTAAAACACTTTGACCGAGCGAGCTTGTCACTCGTTGCGCTGACGATAAAACGCGAGCCTCGAAAGCTGCTAAACTATTGGCAATGTCATTAAACGCGGACTTGTAAGGTCCACTCATATTTTGAGCAGAATTCGCGAATACCGAACCGATTGAATGAGCTTTTGAACTGATTCGTGTCGCCATCGAATCGATACTGTTCGCCATTTCTGCAAAGGCGCTCTTTGGTGATTTTATCGCGTTTGCGATATCAAAACTAAACGCTTTTTTAAACCCTGAATTAACTTTTGAACCGAACGACAAAATTTCGTTTTTTATCGTCCCAAAAATGCCTTTTATATCATTTGATAGACGGATAAGGCCATTCCTCAAGGGTTCGGGCAATTTTGCGCCAATGTTTGAAGCGATACGCTGAAGCTCACCCATAGCGATTTTTAAGCCACCAGTCAGACCTTGACCGATTTTAGAGCCTAACGATTGATTATTGCTTGCTAGTCGGTTCATTAATTCCCCAACTTCGCGAATCATCTGATTGGCGCTTTTAGAAGCAGATTGCGCGGCCGTTTCAAACGCTTTTTTAGTTGAATTCACGACCTCGTTCATCGCCTTATCGTATTCGGTTAAATCCGCACCAATAAGGGCTTCGATTGAGCCATCAAAAGCCATCACTTCACCTCCTTTTTTCTTTTTTAATGTCTATTTCGGAAATGCTCGTTCAATCGTTCGATTTTCGCGAGTAAATCCTCGTTATTCCTTTTGTCGTTGTCTTTTGGACTGAATAAGCGTCTAACTTTATCGCGGTCCTTTTTCTTGCTCAATTTACTTACTTCTGCTTTTTTCGCGTTAAGCGTGTATCGTAAATTGAAGGCAAGCTCGACAAGATTTTCTCTTTCTTCAATACTGCGATAGTATAGACCTTCGCGAATCGCGTCAAGCTCCCTTTTGCTGCAAGAATAAATGATTCGTGTATCTGTTAGACCTAAACGGGCGCACTCGATTAAGAGATTGCGTTCTTCAACCTTCCAATTTGTGCTTCCGTTTGTTCGATCTGGAATTGTGCCGTTGCTTGATCTTGTGCTGTTTCTGCTTTCGCCTTCAAATACTTCAAGGCCAATTCGAGCTTCTCGATATACTTCAAAACTTTTTCGTTGAAAAAACCTGAATCCACCATTTCTTCTTCAATAGCTTTAAAGATTGGCTCGGTAGTTGTCGCGTCCAATTCTTCCAATTTAGCTGAAATAGCTGTCAATGCTTCATCGTCTGATACAGCTTTCGCTTTCTTACTTGCGCATAACTTGATTAAATCAACCAAAGCCGAATCGTTACGCTCCACAACGCGAAGGAATAAAGCGCCCACGCCGTCCTCGTTTGGTTGTCCGTTTTCATCGCGACTTGATAATTCACGATTGACTTTAAACATAAGCATATAATCAAATTTAATTTCGATTGCACGGCTTCCGACTGTAAATTCCATAGTTTATACTCCTTTTAGTTAAAAAAATAAAAGCAAAAGGGCTTTTGACGGCCCTCTTGCTTGAAAAATTAGCGTGTGATGTTGTTGTAATCGCCAGTTGTTTCGCCCGGATTTTGGTAATCATATACTTCGTTAAGCATATTGATTTCTTCCGTTGAAAGCGGGAATTTCCCGTCGCGAAGACGTCCAACAATTCCGACTGTATAGTTAAGTTCAGTAAATCCATCGATCGCGTCGTCAAACTCGATATCATCTGTGATTTTACCGTAACCGAATTGTGCTGGATAAGTGTCTTTTCCAGTTGACGTATCTTTTACGCTTTCGTCAACGATAACGCGCCAAATTTTGACTGATTCACCCGTTTTTTGAGCGTCCAAGATAACTTGAACTGATGGATCTTTTGGTGCAAAGTATTGAGTCAACTCGATTGAGTGCTCGTCGGTTGCTTTTTCAAGCAAACGCCCTTGTTGTGTTTGCTCATCGATGTATTCCCCACCCATAGTAGTAGAGCCATCTTTACGATAAGCTGGAAGCATTGCTCCCGTGCCTTTTTCTGCGTGAATTGATTGAATAAAGTAAAATACTTTTTTCCCTACGATTGGCTTCGCAATCGTAATTTTAATTTTTGCCTTGTCTTCTGCTTCACCCATATTTTAAAACTCCTTTTTAATAAATTATTTCTGTTAAATTTAAAACGATATGATAGACCTCTCGGCCTACTGTATTATCTTTCAAAACATTTGTAGCCATTCTCGAATTTCTTCCGATACGCCTGATAGCTTCAGAGCGCACTCTTTCGACCTCTCCGCGACTTTCATCGCCCGGCAGGAATATATCCACCTGAACGCCTAAATCCTCGATAATGAGCCCCGTTTGGACTGTTTTCGACGTATCCGAGCTCGTTTGACCGATAACGATAAACGGCTCTAGCGTTTCCGGCTCCGGAAGGTTGAAATAAATCGGAAGGTTTAACGGCTTTAACTTTTCGCGAATATTCGCGAGCGCTTTTACTGAAGGTGTTTCAAAAGTCATAAATCACCTCCTAAATATTTTGTGAAGGTTCTTGAATAGAACCTCACTTTCTTCTTTCAATGCCGGGCCGAGGAAAGGTTGCGCCTTCATTTTACGCGTTCCAAGTTCCACATAGACGGAATAACCAGCGGGGGACGTTACTTTGTACCGTAACATTCCCACTCTCGCAACGAAAATACCGTTTCGCATGAATCCGGTATCGACTGCTGCTTTCATTTTAGCTTTACGCTCAACCCGTAAGGCCGAACGTTGAAGCTCCGCGCTTACTGCCCGTCTTGCCTGTTTTGGTTTACCTTGTACGCGTCGAATGTACTTATCGAGCCCCTTAACTTTATAAGTAAAACTCATAAATAAATCACCGTGCTATTATGATGGTATCTTTTGCCTTTGATTTTCATCTTACGTCCTTTGTAAATCACTTCGGAAAAATCCTTGTGGATACCTTGCAAGTGCAACTTGAACGCGTCAAAGTCATACTTACCAAAAAGCCCCATCATTTCATAATTTGACATGGCATTTCTCATACAAGGTATCGGGGAGCTGTTACGCTTTCCCGTTTTCTCAAATAATTCATCGCTCGGACGTGTTTCAAAAACCAAAACAACGCGATCATTATAAATCATACGCGCCCCCTTTTAAATAAATCTAGCGATTCCACGGGCGCGATTTTTGACCGCTAGGCTTTCCAAGATCGCCTTGTTATCATCTGTTAGATAGCTGTCCTCCCAAGTAAAGCTCCGGCCTTCTTCGCTGTCAGCGGTTGCCCCTTCAGAATTCAAGCGGTTAAATCGACTAACAGCCACGTCACGAAGAATATAGCTCACGCTATCCGGCAATTCTGCCAATGGAAAGTCCGAAAAGCGGTTGACGAACGCGATAATACGCTCGAAACTATCCTTCACAATTAAGGCCAAAAGTTCGTCTTGTTCTTTGTCGCTTTCCGGAATTCCTTTCAATAAACGAATTTCTTTCGTTACCTTTTCTAGTTCAATAGCTGCCATCGTTTACCTCTTAATTATCCACCGGGTACTGGTACTGGTGCTTCGATTGTAGCCTCAACCACGCCATCTGGAATTTCAGCAAAAAGAACGTTAGCTCCAAAGAATACAGATTCAAAAGTAAGGTTGTTCAAGTGACGGTCACGGCTTACAGCGATTACGCCCGTTTCATCGGTGAAATCTGCGAACAATCCGCCCAAGTCACCGTTAGCAACGTTTAGGTACGCGAATACCAAGTTTTCGACCGCTGTCGTGTAAATCTTACCTTGCGGACATGATGGCATAACGATAACGTTTTGCATACCGAGGAAGTTTTTAAGAAGTGTGAAGCCGAACACATTTGAAGCGTCAGACGCAACGGCTGTTGTTCCGAGGTATTCTGCGACATCAAGCGGGTTTACGAATGATACAAGCGGAGAACCTTCAAATTCGTTGAAAGTACTCAATTTGCCCCAGCTATTCGCAAGAGCTTGTTGAAGACCTTTTCCTTTTACTTTAGTTTTAGTCTTTTTAAGGTAATCTAGGAAGCCGTCTTTGATTCCGTTTTGAATTTCGCGAAGAAGACGTGTATCAGCTTCGGAAATAGCGCGTGACGCACCGTGACGGGCGATAGCTTCAGCGGATACCGCACGGCGTTTTTTGAACCATGTAACAGTATATTCTTGATCTTTAGCACGACTTACTTTTGAAAGCGGAATTGTTTCACCTTCAGCCGTTACCGTGTTATCGATATCAGTCGTCCATTTGTACGTTTGAATTTTAAGGTCATTTGTCAATTCTTGACGACGTGTAACCCCCAAAAGTCGAAGCAAGTCGTTAATGTTTTTAGAAAACTTGTTGACAAAATCAATTGACTTAATTTCGCCCAAGTCGTTCATAGTTGTTAATTTATTTTCAGCCATATTTTAGCCCTTTCTATTTTTTGAATAATCCAATGTTTGCAGCAATTAAGGCTTGACGTTGTTCGTCGTCCTCAACTGCCATAATTTCAGCTTTTGTCAGCGATACCGGTCCAGTCCCCTTTCGTGGTGCTTTCTGTGCCAAGCGTTCATCGACGCGACTTTCTACCGCTTTATCGAATACCGAACGCAATAGTCCGATTTTCTCTTTGGTGACTTCCGCCGTTTCTGAAATAACAAAGTCCAAGAACTCAACCGGCAATCCTTCCTCGCTCAAAAGCGTTTGAGTTGCTACTCGCATTTCTTTTTCAGCAAGTACGCGCTCACGTTCTTCGATTGCTTGAATTCGTCGCGCTTCTTCTTCTTTTGCGCGTTCGTCTTTTGTCATTTTTGCCAAGCGTTCACCTTCGCTTTTCGCTTGTTCTTTCGCTTGTTCGATAATTTCCGCTTGTTCGTCTTCCCACTTCGCACGTTCAGCCGCTAGCATTTTGCCAATTTCTGCCCGTGTAAAGGTTCGTTTCGTTTCCTCTTGCTCAGTTTCAACTTGTTCTTCTTGAGTGACGTCTTGCTCAAGTGATTCAGTTTCAACGTTTGCGTGTGTATTTTCTGACATAATTTTCCTCCGATGGTTACGCCATCAATCGATATTCTCGTTTTACGCCCGGCGGCGAAACAATGCAGCTTTTAAAGTCTTCCGCATAGTCTGGACAATAAAAAAAGCGGTCTATTCCCGCTTGTCAAGATACCGGATCACCTCCGATCTATTTTGTGTGTTTCTTAATCGCTGTCACGATTCCGGCGATCAGACCGGCAATGATGGACCATCCCACCAATACCAAGATCGCCAAACAGATCAGACCCGCGGTAAATGAAACAAGATCCCAGATATTAAACATCATTCTCCTTTCCTATTTTGAGCAAAAGAAAAGCACCTAGATTATTATCTAAGTGCTTATTTTATACAAAATAAACTTTTTGACCTTCCCTCAAAGTTTCCGTTTTTGAAATTAAGACCTCTGAAAAAATGTTTGTTGGAGTTCCTAAGACTTTATAGTAATTTTCAAAATCAACAGTCAAAGACTTGCCTACCACTCCGGATTCGGGGATATTTTTATCTAAATTAACAGACGTCCCGAATGGTAATTGTAAAATATGTTTAATCTTCATATTTTTTCAATTCCTCCTTCCAATACTTCAGATTCTTCTTTGTTTGTTCGCTTTCGTTTCTAGGTATATTATACTTCTTTTCTACCGAAAGTAAATAGTTTTGCGCGTCTATTTCAGCTTTTATTTTACTAATATAATCGTTTGGATCGATTTTTCCGTTTCTATACTGTTCTGCATGGTATAATTCTTCCAACACTTCTGAAATTGTCGGTTTGGTTTGCAATATAATAGTTTTCTCGTTGTAATTTACAGCAGCCGCGCCAATTTTCTTCAGATGTTGGTCCCCAACTGGACTTTGGAAGATTACACCTCCGTTTTGTCTAAAATCTCTAGTCAAACGATTTTGTCTTGCTATATTTATCGGACGTCGCTTATTTGAATCTTTATTTCTAAAAAGCGCTTTTGATTTATCGCTATCGTCTTCAGGTCTGTTTTCCTCTCCTTCACCGTTCAATTCTCCTTCATCCGGCATAATAGTAGAGCGACAATTATAATGGAACGGGGGCATATTTACCCCGACTTGCGCGTCCTCTAGTTTATATAATTTGTCCTCTTGTGCAATTCGTCGACAAATTTGAGTCGTTCGATTATCTAAAACGACCAAAATCCGATAGTATTTCAAGCCTTCGCGCTTGTATCGTTTTATGGTTGCGCGGTTTATGATTGCTGTCGCGTCCGTTCGGACAAGCGTTTCAGCCCTCGAGCGTGCCACATTGAATTCTTTTCGTATTTCTCGCGCCATTTCATGGGGACTATCGCCACGAATGAAGCCTTGACGGAAAACCTTCTTCAAGCTATCCGCTAGCGTGTCAGTATTCCCCCAAAGTTGCTCAGAATAATTCCGACCGTTGAATGGTGTCTTGATAACTTCTTCAAATGCTGGACGATTGACCGCACCCGTACGGCCACCGTGTGCCTTTTTATAAGCATATTCCGCAACGTCGTATAGATACTTTTCAAAACTCTTATGAAGCGCCCCGGCAAGCACGCCAGCACGATAGACTGCTTCAGCATGTAAGGCTTCAATCCTAATTGCTCGAGCCGCCGAATATTGTTCATTTAAACGATTCAATAATTCCGGATTGTTTTTAGCTTCCTCGCGATACTTCCGAGCGTTTTCCACATAATCGCTTAAATCTTCGCCCCTCAAGTGCTTCATAGCGTCTTGATAGGTCATTTCGTGATCTTCAGCGTATTTTGTATAAAAGTCAAAAATCGCTCTTTGCAACTTCACCGACTGCGCCCGGTAAGTTTTTTCTAACTCAGCAAAAAAATCAATATCTTTTCGGTCAACGTACTCGAATATTTCTCGAGCGCGTCCCGTCCAGTATTCATCATGGCTTGTTAGATTCTTCAGTTTGTTCATCCGCTACCTCGTTTTCTTGTGTGATTCGTGGTAACATTTCGAGCGCCTTTTCCGTGTCTTCCTTCAATCGTTCCAATTCCGTTTCAGCATTGACTCCAGTCACGCGCTCAAGAATTTCGACAATAGTCTGTTCACTTACCACGCCATAGAGGTTCTTAACGATTGCCACCATTTCATTATTATTTTGTGGAAGGTTCGGAGTGAATACGATATCAGTTTCGTTAATAAGAGCATAATTCCCTGAATCATTCCCCTTAATTTTCCAGATGTTAACCGCTAGACGTAAGCGACGCATGAGCCCCTTTTCAAACAAAAGTTCTTGCTTACCGCGATAGTTATCCGCTGCCATCATCTTATATTTCATCGCTTCACCTGATTGGACGCCTCCGAAGTTGTTATCGGTTGTGTCCGGCGTGAACGTGAAACGTAAAATATCATTTACTAAGCGCTCTTTATAGGCTTCCGCTCCGGCCGTGTCGTATGTTTTAACTAAGTAGTGAGCAGATGGCGAAGAACCTCCCGGAATCTGGTTATCGTCAAGAACTAAGATTTTTGCTTTCTTGAATGATTGCGAAACAGCCAAGCGACCGTTAGGATTGATTCGACCGTCTTCTAAGAAGTCTTTGTCGTCAACCCCGGTAAACGGATTGCCTGAGATAACCAGTAAAGCCTCGTTACTATCTTGCTGGAAGTTTGCCAATTCAGATTGTGATAAGTCGTAAGCGTCGATAGAGTCAAGCACGGCTTCAAACGCTCCGGTTCGGTCTGTGTTATTGCTAAACTCGTTCACCGGTACGCCGTTAAAGAAATGCTCGCTTTTTTCTTTCAGCCGAAGCGTGTCCGCTTCCAGATTATCGTCCACATACTCGTATATAGCATTGTCAGTATATACTTTCACAAAATCGCGTTTGTGTCCGTTTCCGTAACTGATAGAGTAATAGTTGACTGCCATTAAAGAACGTTGTTCGTAACTATCATCATAAATGACAAAAGTTTGTTCCGGGTTCATTCGATAGAGTTTCACCCAAACGCTACCGTCCACATCCTGAAACGTATTCAGAAGCTCGTAAGCACGACCATAAATAGCTAAATCTGTTTTGATTGCCACATTATGCTCTTGCTCGTTGTTTTGTTTGCTAAAATTATCGATTAAGGCTTGAATTTCTGCGTTTTCGTTCTTGTATTCGACCGGATTCCCGAGCATATACCCTTGTTCAAAAACAGTAATATATTTCGCCCAATCGCTCGCGATTCGATTATCTGCGCTGTATTTATCGCTTTTCTCGTCACGATATTTGATATTATTATCAGCCAGATAATATCGTTTCAGTTCTTTCAAGCGGTCCAGTTGTTCCGCTCGGTGAGTTCCGACGAAATTTTTTAACCGTGCAATCCATTTCTGACTTTCAAATTCGATTGTTTCAAAATCTTCGATTGTCATCATGAATTGACGGTTGGCGCTCTCGTCAAAACGTCGTCCTTTTAAGAATTTCAATTTCTTTCATTCCTCCTTTTAGAAATAATATTGCGCGCTTGCCATACGTTCTTTTACTGTGCTGCTTGTGTCGTAAACGTGTTGTGAATAAATCGCATACCTCACCGCGTCCAGAACGTCGTCATGCTCTTTTACCGGTTCACCCGTTCGCTCGTTCCAAACGTACTGATAGATTTCATCTTTGAACTTGCGTACCTTATTTGAAGCAACAAAAAAGCGACCACCCTTCATGAGCTTCGCCACTTCTTCAATACCAGATAATACCGACTTATAAGCATTAAAACACTTGAGCCGTTCGCGGTTAAATCGTCCGACGTGCTCGGGACGTGCCGAGTCAGCCCAGAAGAAGATATCACCGTAACGCGCTTTTATATCTTTTGCAAGGTCCACCCAAAAGTCAATCTCTTTATATTGGTGCGCGTGTTCCTCCAAAATATACACATCACCCGCCTCAGTTTGACCGACGACCACGATAGAGCCCCAGTGTTCATAACCCCAGTCAACTCCAGCATAAACTTTGATAATATCATCTGGAGCGTTATCGATATACATGTCCTCTTTGAAGTCACGATATACCGCACCTTCACCAATCACCCACCGACCATATATCCCGCGCTCGGTAAACATACCGGAAGGCGTCGTTGCGATTAAGTTATCGACATATCGTTGATTCAAGAATGTATTATCGAAAATTGTAAAATGATTGGCAAGTATTTTCTCGCCGTCTGCTTTATCGATATAGTCAACTTTCAGCCAATGTTTCGGGTGATCCGGGTTGGTATCACATATAATACGCGCACCGTACCCCGAGCAACGTTTTAAAATTTCGTCGAATACTTCCTTATTCGCTAGCGTCGCCTCGTTGACATAAGCTCCGAAGGCTGTCATACCACGAATGGCTTTTAGCCCCGCTATCGAACCCGTGAACGTCGTCACGACATACACCCCGAAAAGCGTAAAATTCCCGTGTCTATCAAAATGGAATTCGTGCCCGTAAGCGTCTGTTATTTCGCGTAAGATATTTGTTTGAAGTGTCCCAGACGAAACCGCACCGAGGATATACATCGGAGTTTGAACCCCGACTTTTGCAGCGTTCTTTTTAACGCGTTTCAATTCCATTAAAAATAAATCATTGTCTAACTTAGTTTTACCAGCACGAACCGCGCCGTGGTTTATCATCATGTACCAATCACGGGCAAGGGAACGCCTCAAGATTTTAATTTGTTTGTCCGTATAAAGTCGGTCAAGTGCCATCTTGAATCACTCCTTCCAGCTTCTCGAAATAATCGGCCATGATATCCTCGGAAGCAACACCGCCTTCAAGAGCTTGCTCGCGTTTCTTGTTCTCAAGTTGCATTGCCTTAACGCGTTCTTTCTGCTCTTTCTTATCAAGGCTGTCTTTCGTGCCCTCGTTGCCGTTCATCTTAGCCAGAAGCTCAATCGCTCGCATATCACCTTTTAAGGCTTTTTGCAAAAGAATCGTCACGACTGCCGTCTGGTTTGTCGCGCTTAAGCCCTTTTCTTCGAGCGTTTCTTTAAGCTGTGGACTGAAGACGTCCATTGCTAAAATCTCGTTGACTTTCTTTTTTAAGTCTGCTTTTTCCCTTCGAGCTTTCCCGGAGGCGATACCGCCTTTTCGTGAAATTTCTCTTGCTTCTTCCTTGGTTCGCTCGGTAACTGGAATCAAGTTTTCTGATCCATCTCCGGCCATCGCCTCCCTCCTTTACTAGTATATTTTTTGTCAGTAATAAAAAACAGCCCCGGAAGGGCTGTCGAGTAGAATGGAAAGGTTGACAAGGAAAACTCATGAAAAACCTTGTCTAAGCGGACGGGCGGAATCGAACCGCCTGAAAATATAAAATAAAAATCAAAGGAAGGTATGCACTTACTCTATGTTTGGTAAAAAACGATTAAATATAAAGGAATCCGTTAAACCTTTCGCCCGCATATGAAGCGTATCGAAACGCTTCAAAAAACTTTTTTTCGTTTTTCTCCTGATAATACAATTTTATCACCTTTTTTCGTGCATTTTTCCCAACTTTTAGCGACTTTTTAAAAAAATACTTATATATTTCTTTTCTAGTCCTTCAAAAAAAGGTTTGATAATATGACGATAGACCGAATTCTTCGACATAAAGAGCTCAAGCGCCACTCCTTCAACGTTCTTTGTTCGCGTCACATAAAGAGCCTTGATTGCTTCCCAATTTGTAACCCCGCATTCCGCCTTGTATTCTTCAATCGCTTGTGTTAGCGTATAAAGTCGAATCAATTCCGGATCATTTTCTTTCATAATGACATTTTTCAAGGCTTCGGGAGTATTCTTTGCGGTCTTACTTTTGATATACCAATTTTCGTCAAAATTTTGATACGGGAAAGTAATTTCTTCGATACGTTCTTTTATTTCCTTATCGAAGGGGTAGCGTCTAAGCGCGTCTATTAAATATCCGTATCGTGTTTCAATTCTCAAACTTCCCACCTTTCTAGCCTGATAGCTTTTTAAAATTCTTTTTGATAGATATCGAAGACGCCTTTCTTTTGTGATTCTCTATAAGCAATCGCTTCTTCTTTCGTTTGAAATTCGACTTCTTCAAATGGTGACGTTCGATTATATTCCATCCTAGTTGTCTTCAAATATTTTCTTACAATCCAAACTTTCAAAATTTCACCTCGTCTCCGATTTTAATTTTTTGATATTTCTGTTCATTTATCACAAAAACATTATCATTTATTGTTATCGTGTATAAGCTGCCTATTTTCTTCTTTTCGCTTACGATTCCTTTTATTCCTGATCCTTGATTATCAGCGTGATAGACAATCAATGGTTTCTGCGCTTCACTCTGCATGAATAACAAGCAAGTAGTTAATAGGCAATAGCCGATTAAGAATCGTTTCATGTTCACTCCCTGTAATAGTTATAAATTTCAATAGCTGGAATTGACTCATTATCACTTGCAGAAGTAATTATCAGCTCGCTTCTAACTTTTCTTTGAAATTCTAGCAACTCCTCTATCGAATTGATTTCGATAAAATGTCCCTCTGCACCGTTCGGAAATTCTCTTTGTATTCGACCTTTAGACGCTTTATGATTAACTCCTTTAGAAAGCCAATTGCCTTCTATCCGAGATAATCGCTTATCAAATTCTTCAAAGCTCGAAAAACCCCTAACTTCTACCTTTTTATATTTTTTAATCACGGTGTTAGGGATTCTTTCTTCAACTGCCCCACTTGTGCTTGTTAGTAAAAATTCCATCACTCCACCTCTTTATCTAACTTTTTAAAAAGTTTTAATGTATTCAAGACATCATCTAATGTTTCAATTTTTCTGGAAAAACGATTCCATTCTATCGAATCAAAGCTAAACAAACCTCCATAATATTCAATACGAAAGCGTGGATTTTCGCTAAATTTATCTTCATAAATTGCATTTATTCGATTGATATTTATTAAACGACCCTCTGAATCATTCCGAAATATAACAAACATCACTCCACCTCCAAAAGCTCTGGATTTTCGTAGATATTTCCAATGACTTCAAAGTTATAACAAGCTAGAAATAGTGGGTCCCATTCAGAAACCCTTTCTTTCAGTCCATCTACAAATCTGTAAATAAAACTTGCGTAAGAACCATGCCATTTGACGACTGCTTCTCTGCCTTTGTAATCAACTATATCCCCCTCAAAGATTTCTTTTCCATTTTTGTCCTTGAGTCCTGTTGACTGCATGAGTTCGATTTCGTCCGCTTTTCGTACAAACGTAATATAATCTCCGATAATATCAAGTTCTCCGTCAAACCAATGGATTTCATCAACATCAATCATTTCTTTGTCGTTTTTTAGCCACGCTCTAAATTTTGGAATCATTCTTCCACCTCCTCAAAATAACTGTGAAATTTACTTAGGTTCACAATAGCGACCTCTTCAACGGAATGTTTTTCGATATCAAAGTCTGGATCATTTTTCCCAAACTCTTTCTTTATAGCTTTTTCCGCTAGAGAAGGTAAGGCGAATATACTTGCTCCATTTCTCAAGGCAAGCGATTGACCATATTCGTTCACTATTCGATAACCAACATCAAACGGTCTGATTTTCGCAGGGATTTTTATGGATTTACTTTGAATCTTCATTCCTTCTTCAAGCGTTTGTACCATCATTCCACCTCCTCAATCTCAATTCCTTCACAATCGAAAACCCAACCGAAGCCAGCTTCTTCTAATTCTTTTCGGGTGTGTTTTGTTGTGTAACCATAGGCTTCGTTTTCTGATGCAAAACAATATTTTTTGGATATTTTATTAAGATAGCGACCATATCCAGTGATTCCTTTCACCATAACCGTATATTTCGGTTCTTTCTCGACCTCGTACCCTTCAATCCAAGCACGAGCGAATAATTCTTGATTGTCTGAGTTACCCACCCAGCTATTAACTCCCTCAGGCGTGTATAAGAGAGAATTAAGCAAAGTTTTCTCTTTTTCTTCGCACTCCTCAATCCAATCAGCTACAAACTGCGGGATTGTCACTTTCTGCGGTTCGTCTAATTCTCTGACTAAACCTAAAACTAATTTCTTGTCAATCCAAGGTCTGTTTCTTGCGTTATGTGCTGGTAAGGCTTCGATTTTTTCAATCAATTCTTTATATTTCATTCCGTCACTTCCTTTAATTCAACCATCGGGTTATCCAATAACCAATCGAGATTTTTAGCTTTAATTTCATCGATCGTAAAAGTTTGTTTAAACTCGACCGTGTAACGCGTTTCATCTTCAATCTCTATGATATACGTCCCCCGTGTCTTCTTTTCATTTTTCGTTGTAGCGATCAGGCTTCTTAACGTCCGAATATTCGCTCCCGTTTCATCTGCAATTTCTTGTAAAGTCCCGACTGCTGTTAGCTCGTCTTTTCGATAATATGCAAAAGTACGGACCTTCATCGGTGAGCCAAGCAATTCGACGTCTGTCACCTTAAAAAAATCGCAAAGAGTTTCGATTCCGAATTGGCTCGGTAAGCGTGTGCCTCTGAACCATGAAATAACTGTATTGTAAGCATACCCGAGCTTATCTGCTAAGTCTGTTTTTGCAAGTCCTTGTTCCTCTGTGAATTTTTTCAGATTTTCCCGAAAACGTTTTTTCTGCTCGTTGTCATATTTCACTAGTCCCATTTTCTGAAACCTTCCATCTTGTGATACAGATATCATAATTTTCGTCATTGATTTTGACTAAATTATTAACAGCTGTAATGTCTTTATTTTTTTCTAATCTTTTTATGGCGTTTAAACATTTTTCGCCGAGATCAATTCGCGTTTTAGATTCGTTATTTTTTTCCATTTCTTCCAAAATTTCAAAATAAGTTTTTTCTTTCATGTTTTCGCTCCTTCCGCTTGAGCTTCTAACCATTCAAACAAGAGCCCGAATTGCTGCACGACTAGATCGTTATCATTGTACTTTTTACAAATTTCAGCAATCGAGGACGCCACCCAATGCCAGTACCGGTCAGAACCGAATCCGGCTAGCTGCGCCATCTGGTTACTTCTAGCCATCCACTCCGGAACTTCCACGCTAAAGAAATGTATGTAATTCATCGTTCCATTCCTCCACTCTTACATAGATCCCGACAATCTTCGCCCAGAACTTTTCAGAAATTTCGCTAGCCACTTGAGCGTCGTCGTTCCAATAGCCGACTTTTGTCATGCAATCTTTAAATAGCTTTTGTAAATTATCCGTGTCTGGTTTCGTCGTTTTATATTGCCCGTCGTGTGCTCCTTTTATCATCGGGAAGCACCACTTGACGGTCAGACGAACTGCGCCTTGTATTTTATCCGGGGGAACGTGACGCGCAAGCAATCCTTCAAATTTTGCTCTTGCATTTTGCAATTCCACCGGTTCGTAAAATACCGGCTTGCCATTTCTGACATTTACTTTTTTTTGCTGGTGAGTTGTCGTCGGAATTTTTTCCATCGGTAAAAAGAATTCAATCATATTATTCGTCCTCGTAAAATACAAATATCATGACATCTTCACCTAAAGTTTTGATCTCGGTATTAACCCAAACTTTTTTCTCTTTTTCTAGCCATTCCAAAAAAAGATTGACTTCCGTTTCAAATTGTGAAAAGAATCTCACGTTCGACTTAAAAAATTTTACTTTCATATTCTACCTTTTCTTTTTAGTTTTTTATTTTAGCTTTTCCATACGCGCTTTTGTCAAAGATGAGATAAAGGATAAAGGGGCGGAGCTTGAGCCCCTTTTCCTTTTCTCTTTGACTCCACTTTGGAAAAGTTCCTCTTTACCCTGAATAAGGGTATAGCAGTTTTTTTCCGGAAAAATACTAGACTTTTTCCTATTTTTCCAATTTCGGAAAGAAAAGAAAAATACTGGACTTTTTCCAAAACTGGAAAAGAAAAATACTGTATTTTTCCTAAGAATTCTTCTAGTATTTTTCCTATTTTTCCTTTTCTTTTATAGGAAAAACAATTCCTTTTTTGATATCAAAACCGTCATGTTCACGGATATAATTCTCGACTGATTTTGTCGATTTTAGACCTAAATATTCTTTTAGTTCGTTCACGGTTACGGGTGAAGAACCGTCGAAAAGTGCCGAGTAAGCCGTTTCTAATTTCTCATTTCGTTCTTTCTGATTTTGTTCTTTTGACTTCCGTCCCTCTTGTCCTTTTTGCCACATAGGCTTATCACCGTCTAGCTGGATATCTGCAAGAATGCCGGAATCGTCTAAGAAATGCACCGGATAAGAGAACCACATATTCACCGGTTTAAACTTCGCGAACTCTCGAAGCGTACCTTCAACGCGCCACGCTGTCGATATTTCAATCGCTCGACGTGTGTCATTGATTTTATCGACGTACGGAGCACGTTCTAGCACGTCTTGAATTCCTTTTTCAAAGTGTGCCCTCATACTGCTAGCGTTATATAAATCGTCAAGACTGACATATTGTTGATAATATGTATTATTCTTTTCTTGCAAGGCTTCTTTATAAATTCTGCAAGCCATATGATTGATCCGTTGCGTGTACAATTCTTCTGTGACTTCTAATTCTACTAAGTCAATAAGAGCGTCAGGATCTCGAGCAAACACTCCCGAGCCACTAGCACGATCCATTGACTTTTTACCACTCTGTGAACCCTTTGAGTGGTGATGGCAATAAATCACCGAGCACCCGAGCTCTGTCGCTACTTTGTCAAACTGATTAGTAAAGTGTGCCATCTGGTCCGCGCTGTTTTCGTCACCCGTCAAGACTTTATAAATCGGATCAATAATAACTGCTATATAATTCTTTTTAAGTGAACGTCGAATTAATTTCGGCGCTAGCTTATCCATCGGTACTGTCTTACCGCGAAGATTCCAGATATCGATATTTTGTAGGTTGTTAGCTTGCAATCCCATTGCCTCGTAAACGTCGCGGAAGCGGTGCAAACATGAGGCGCGGTCTAATTCAAGATTGACGTATAAAACTTTTCCTTGCGTGCAATTCCAATTTAGCCATTTTCGACCTTCAGCGATTGCGATTGACATTTCAATTAAACTAAACGACTTCCCGGCTTTCGACGGTCCAGCAATCAGCATTTTATGGCCTTGTCTTAGGACGCCTTCAATTAATTCAGGGGCTAGCTCTGGAAGATTGTCCCAACTATCCACTAACCCTTCCGGATCTGGTAAGTCGTCGTTTAAGTCCTCGATATACTGATACCATTCTTCCCAATTTCTTTTTCCGATATTGGTATCGACTAAGAATTGCTTTTGTCCGTTTCGCTCGAATCCGGGCATACGGGACAAGCGCGACGGGTTACGATTTTGCGTATCGACTGATATCCCGTTCTTTTGACATATCTTATATAAGTAGTCAACGCGTTTTCGATATTCGTCATAATTGCCCGCGTCCACTTTAACGATAGCGTGTAAGGACTTGTTCCCGCTATATACAAGAGCAGCGATAGGAAGCTCAAGTTCTTTATAGATAGCGTTTTGCTTTTCTACGCTCATGCTATCCGATTCAACAAGTGCATATCGGTAGTCGGTCACGTTCTCGTTTTTTGCGCCCTTACCATCAAGGGGATTGAAACGAATCCACGCGCCGGCTTCTTGGTGATAATCTCCGAGAACTGCCCCGATATCGCCGTTACATTTACTAA